GAAATCAGTGTACAGCACACCAGTTTTGATGATTTCTGTAGTGATATGTGCGGTGAAGAGTATGCTTATCTGTATGATCTGAATGGTAACTGGAAAGCATTTAAGATTGGTTGGGGTAAAAAAACCACCGAGCGTGTGGATATTCCAGGATATGTGCTATAATACATATACTTGAAGATTCAAATATGAAACTTGACGAAGTAGGAAGGATTACCGGTTCATTTCTTGTCATTGCTGCTTACTTCGTCATATTGCATGTTGACTTACGAACCGGAGTTATCATGCACTTCATAGGTGATTTAATTTCTATTCCTAACTTTGCCCGCACGAAGTCCTGGGATGTTGTTATTATGTTAGTATTTTTACTATTCATTTCTTCATCAAAATTACTAGCAGGAGATTTATGATCGACCGAAGTTTCCTTGATGTCATGACACATGAGAACAAAGAAGTTCTAGCAGAAGATTGTGAGGACTTTTTGCTTCATCGTCATATTCCTCTCCGATCTCATTCATATGATGAGATCATTATACAAGCAATAAAGGAAGGTTATCAATTACATAAGTGTGATAGGCATGTTCGATAAATTTATTTGGCAAAAAGATGATACTCTATCTTCAGAATTTTGTAATGCTTTGATTTCAAAGTTTGAGGCAGATTCTAGAAAAACACAAGGTGTTACTGGTGGTGGAGTAAACTTAAAATATAAAAAATCTACTGATTTGTCAATCACTCATTTTGTAAACGATTACAAATTAGAAGATCAAACAATTTTCAATGCTTTGAATAAAAGCATGATTGAATACGATAGAAAATATCTAAAAACACTTCATCCAAACCTGACATGGATGGATAATCCATATCTTTCAATGGATGATACTGGATATCAAATGCAAAGAACCAAAGTTGGTGAATATTACAGATGGCACAATGATTTTTGTGTTTTTACCCAAGGAGTTCGTATAGCAACATTTATTTTTTATTTGAATGATGTTTATGAAGGTGGAGAAACAGAATTTGTTGATGGCACACTTATAAAACCTGAAAGAGGTAAACTTATTATATTTCCTGCATATTGGAATTATCATCATCAGGGTAGACCACCCATAAGTAATACAAAATACATTGTGACTGGGTGGATTCTTGTTGATCCTAATAAAGTACCAATGGAACAAAGATAAAGATTTTTTTATTTGACATTTTTTCTAATTATAGTATAATTCATTTTAACTGAATGGATTTTCTAATGCTTAGACGAATGATCGGATTCAAAAATTCTAGGTATAAGGATTACAATAAATATGTCGCAAATAGAGATAAATGTAAAAAAAATGCAAAGATACGACTAAAACAATACATAGAGTCATTGAAAAAACCTTGTTTGTTTTGCGGTTCAGAAGAAAAACTTGAGTTTCATCATGTTAATCCTACAGAAAAAGAATATACTGTTACCAACTTACGCTCATTCTCAAAAAGAAAGATAGATCAAGAAATATCAAAATGTTGGTGTCTTTGTTCTTGTTGTCATAAAAAGTTGCATCAGAGAGCATTAGATCCTTTACCATCAGCATACGATTGTCGGTTGAAGGGACGTGACAGTTTAAGTACTGTCACAACCAACTCCCTAGATGCCTTCTTCGTGCCTCTATAATAAGCATGTAAACAACGCACAGCACCCATGCCTACCTTTGCTGCTTACGTCGAACAGGAGGGCGCAAGAAACGCTCTCAAGGTCAAGATCAAAGAGCATACCAAGGATCTTACCTGCCGTCTTCTGTCAAGTTTGCCTGTCAAATCACAAGATAGGTACAGGTTCTACATCAAAGAGGGACGTAAGTACCTCAAAGTGATGATGAGTTCATCCTGTAACCTTGATAAAACAGTTTGGCAAGAAGGTGTCCACTGTTTTGTTGATAAGAAGACAGGTGAAGTGTATAAGCCAGCATCACTCAATGCTCCTGCCAAAGGTGTACGTTATGATCTGCGTCTGATCAATGATCGTAACTGGTTGATGGAGAACGCAACATGGCATGGCGGGTATCTCTACCAGGATGTCGTTGATCGTATGCGTGCGGGTGATTGATGGCAGTTTACGGTTACGGAAATCTTTTGATTGGAGAAGCATACTCTGCTTCTCCTGATCTTATTAAACTCAAAAGAATGATTCAATCTAATGAACCACTCAATATTGATGAGTTCTTGCGTTTAATTGACTGTGAATATGAATCAATCAAAACTGAGAAAGATTTATGACTGTTTCTGAACTGCAAATGCTGGTATTGCTTCTAATGCCAGCAATGTTCATGTCTGTTCTTATTCTTTGGACATTTGCCGCTGGAGGATGATGCAAAAACCAAACATTTACTTGGTCAGGTTGAAACCACAACCAAAACTGACGACTAACCCGACTGGTCACCGTTACTTTCATAGTAAAACGGAACTGAAAAGGTGGTTGATGGACTATTCCGACACAGTTCAGGACATTTCCATTGCCAAGTGGGAGGAAATCGATGAAAATGACATCTAAGGAAAAACTCATTTTTGTGCTATCATTTGTTTGGTTTCTGCACTGGGGAACATGTCAAGTATCTGCCATAGTGGACACGGTTATTCTAAGATCCTCTGTGAGGATATTACCTCTTGGTTTATAAATGAGTATTTCCCACGCCATAAGATCCACCTTGAAGTCATTCATCGTGGTATGAAGCGTGAGAATGTTGTTGGACTGTGTGATGTTGAGGGTGATGTTTATCGCCCTCGACATTTTTGCATTGAATTGCAGTCAAAAATGAAGAGAGAAGAGTACATTTTGACTCTCATGCACGAATTGCACCACATGGCACAGTGGATTCGTGGTGATCTGACCTTTGCACAGGGCAAACTGTGCCATAAGCGCATCCCAGTGGACAACTGGGACTACCTGGAGCAACCACATGAGATCGAAGCACGGGAGATGGAGCAGTATCTGTACGATCAGTACCTTCAGTGGCATGGTGTTGTGCCAGTTCCTCAAGTGTCTCAACTGTTCCCCAATCGTCTGTGTTCTGCGGCATAATATGTTCATGTCAAGGGAACCACACCCATGCAACCTTTTGATGACCAACTGGTGATGTTAATTGACCGCTTGAATAGTGCGATCAATGTCTGCTACGAAGCACCAGAAATTGAAGATTGTGGTTATGCCTATGCAACAGGATATTCACGATCTGCGATGACTGATGTGGCAAATGATTTAAGCAAAATTGTAGAACAAATGCGAGAGGAGGTGGACAGTTGAGAGAAGTGTCCACTATCGGTTGAAACCGACCTGTTTTCCTGTATTCTATAAAAGTCAAGAGAACACACCATGAACTACTCTCTGATCGAACTCCGAAACCGTGTTGATCAACTGATCAGCAACTACGGTGAGGATGCTGCCTGTGCCGCATGGATCTACACCAATGACGACTGCTCCATTCCTGGTGATGATGGAGAACCTGAGTACGTCGCAGCAGACAAGCCCGAACTGGCACAGCGCATCTTCCATGAGATCGGCAACATCGATTACATCTACACGGTGATCCAGGAGTGTGTGGATGAAGTGACTGAGGAGCAGTGGATGCTCTACCAGCAGGAACTGGTGAGTGATCTGGAAGCAACCGCATCTGACTACGGAGTGGGCAAATGATCTTGACACGCGATGAGCAGGAACTGATTCTGTTCTGTATGGAGCAGATGGAATACGATTTCAATGATGACGAACAGAACATCTTTGAATCGATCATCACAAAGTTTCAAGGTACTGAAGAATGAAATTCAAGGTAACATCAGTCCAGGTGGATTTTGAAGACGATAACTTTGAACTTCCACCAACGGAACAACTGGAGATCATTCAGAACATTATGGCAGAACCTTGGTTTGTTGATGATGAGGATGATCTGGTTGATCACATCAGTGATGTCACCGGATGGTGCATCAAATCAATCAACTACCACAGGTGGAATTAGATGAATAATGAACTAATGAAACGCCTGGAGGACATTTCTGAGGAACTGGGGGGTGTCATTCGCTTCCAGAACCTGTATAATGCTTCTGGGAAGCGCATGAAGCGCATTACCATCACCTATTACGAGGATCAAAAGACCAATGACTGACATGGAACTACGCTCCAGACGTGAACAACTCCAGGAAGACATTGACTGCATCATTGAATCCAACTTTGGTGAAGTCGAGTACAAGGATGATGTAATTCGTCAACTTTGTGATGCAGTTCTTTTCAACTTTCCCCTTCAAGAATCATGATTGCCGTTCTTTTCATCTCCCTGATCATCAATTCTACTCTGTTGATCTATCAGATCAGGCAGAACATCAAATTGAGCAAAAAGTTGGTCGAACAGATAGATCTTACTCTTGATGCACTGAATCAGAGTAAGGCACATCTTGCCGACAACATTTCATTGTTGAAGATCATCGAAAATTCCGATACCAAGGAAGAAATGATCCAAAAGTACTTTCTTAACCAATCACTGAAAAAATGAGTAAGATCAATGTTAATTTAGATCTGGATTTGAAAGATCTGACACGGGAGATTGTCTTCAACTGTTCCAAAGCGGACATCATTGAGTTCATATCAGAATTGAGTGAACTTGCCAATAACATTGATCCTGACTTTACGACCGAATTGGTTGTAAAGTTGGGTGATTTGTAATATAATTAGTGATGTAATATACAGATAATTCCGATGAAAGATGAAATTCTGCTCAATTTGAATGTGCATGAACTGGGTATTCTATTGATGGCAATGCGAGTCGTAGAGTTTTCGGATGAAGTGCAAATTCAGAAAGAGTGTGGTAGTATGAGAACGCTGTATGACCGTTTACATGTCGAGTACATGAAAATGGATCGCAGTTCTGTCAACCAAGTATGTGAACCTTATGTCGAACCATCCTTCTGAACTTGAACTAACTGCCCAAGAGATTGCCGAATTTATGACTGCCTTTCGTGATTTCATGAAACATGCCGATGAAGAGATCGATGCGTATGAGAAGCGTGAGGAGGCACGGATGTATATTGAGGAGTGGATTGAAAAAAGAGCATCAGAACTGGAAGTTACCTGTGATTATTACATGCAAGAGTTCATGTAAAATCGTTTATTGCACTTGACAGGGTACAACAGTTCCTTTATAATCTGAGAGTAATTTAACCAAATCGATGACTAAGTTTTTCTACGTTGTGGATCATTATGTCCCATTTCCATCAAGTGAGTATGGTGGTCTTTGGAATGTGATTGCCGAGGATGATGATGAGTGTTTTGATCTTATCACTGATACAGATGACGGCGATTTCAATAGCAAATACTATGGAAATCTTCGTGAAAACATTTTGAAGGCACTAAAATATACTCTTTCTGGAGAGTATAATTATAATTCAGGTATTGTGGAGCAATTTACGACATGACGGAACAAGTATTGTATCGTATCGAAGAGAATTATACGAATGGATGGGAACTTATTGATCCATCGTGTAAGGCATTAACAAAAGAACAATGTGATGCCAAGATCAAAGAATTACTGAACACCGGTTACAATCCAAATTATTTGAGAGCAGTTCGTGATGTCTGATTCCTATCGTCCATTAGTGAATGATTATGTCACTTGGAAGGAAGGAATAGAGGGATGGGTGTATTTCACTTGTCCCGATTATATTACGATCGAACTGTATGTCAAGGACAAACCCGATCAACTGGTAGGTTTTCATAAGAAGACCCATGTGCTATTATTGTGCTATGCCCACCAGTGGCATGAACTGACTTTTATCAAACATCGCGAATCGATCTATGAAGTATCAGGTGAGGTATCTCCAGGGACGCAAAGTGAAGAAGGCAGTATTTTACAAGATTGAGGATGCCGGTATGTGGGAAACTCATGTCAAAGAAAATGAAAATGCCACTAATGTAGAAATTATTCCGTTATTCCAATGAACCAAGATAGTATTTTAATTGATCTTGATGTAGAAGAACATGAGATGATCATGGATCTAATCAGAACCCATATTGATATGATGGACATGATGGTGGGTGGTGAATTGTCTTTTTATAATTTGCCACCAGATAATGTGATGCGAAAGAGGTACATGAAGTTGAATGATCTTTTGCAAGAGGTTGTTACTTTATGGGCAAAAAGATTTGATGATGAGTGTATTATTCAACCAGAGCACATTGGGAGTACAAAATGAAAAAACATATGTTTGAATTGCTTGATCAGAGATTTGAGATGATGGATCGTACAAGGAGATTGTTTTTTCCTGATTGTACGTGGAAAGAACTGACCAAAAGTCAGCTCAAGGTCATCAATGATATTTGCAATGATATTCTTGATGCGGTAGACAGGAGGAGTGATCATGACCATTGATCCTAAGTGGAAGGTCATGAACGATCTGGAAGAAGCATTTAGTCAAATCACTACATTTGATTTTCTTCTTACTCAACTCCAGGAGGCGGTTGATAGTAACAATCACCAAAAGATTGTTGATACGACTCATGCACTCAATGCTTTCTATAGTCCTTATACTGATAATTGGGACAAGAAGTTCAAACGGGCATGGAGAGAAATAATCAAAAGGGATAATGATGATTGGGAGAAATATTGGAAAGATAATCCTGATTGGGAGGAATACTGGAATAAAGAATCAGAAAAATAATAGATCAAAATGTTCTGATTGTAATAGTCAGGACATTTTTTTTATGCCTTGAACCAAAAGTATTGTCCAGAGCGTTTCTTATAAGGATGTGCAATACTTCTTCTTATACCATTGTCATTGATACCCATAATACGTGATGCTTCTCTTATACTTGAGAAGGTATTAGTTTCTTCCCATGTTTTATAGTGGATGCCATATACTTGAGTTGCCTTTTGTTTATCCTCAAGTTTCTTATATCTGTGACCATAACATATCCATCCATTCTTACAGGCAGCACTTATATTATTTGCATATTTTTTATCACCATTTAATGCAAGAGCAGCGGCACGAAACGATTCATATTCTGTTTCTTCTAATGTATCAACATTGATAGCAAGTATACGTATCTTACTATGCTTACCATCACCTCTATTCTCTGGTTTATGAAATCCCCAAAGATCTCCTAGTTCAACCTTATCAAGTAATGTATCGCTTATATTGTCACTGTGTTCTTGTGTCTTTTCTATGTTATGTGCTATCTCAGATAGTTTATCCTTTGTTTCTTGATTAAACTCAGGTGTTCTACCACCAGACGTAGCATTATAATGAGCAGAATCTTCAAATGTATTGTATTTCTGGATGAACTCTTCTTCTCTTGCATCCAGTTCTTCTACCGGACATTCGCATAGTTCCTTGATCATGAACTGGTGAGCACCATGCTTCCTTATAGCACGATGCAATGGTTTTTGACTCATTCTGCGTGCTTCGTCAATGTGCTGCTTCCAGCGTGTATTGACACCACGCTTTGTTTGTCCCACGTATTTGTGTCCGTTGACTTTATTGATGAGAAGATAGATGTGACCAGTGGACATTATCTTATACTACGCATACTTCATAACTATCTATACAATATTGATCCTATACTATACAATCCGATTGAGAAACAAAAATTAAACATGTCTTTATGTTTTTGAATCCTGATAAATTCGCGTGAATACCCTGTGCAGATACCTTGTGGATACTGTCTAGATACTGCCCAGGACATGCAACCTTTGGCTGCGAGCATACCACAAGACCCCGAAAATGTCAAGACCCCGCCCAAAAGTCACAAAACCCGGACATAAGAATCACAAATGTTTCCAAATCGTAACAATACTTGACAAACTCTTATACATAGTGTATTAAAAGATCTCGACGAGTCATTGCGTCTCTTCGAGATTTGTGCTATAATTTAAGCGTTCGCAGTATCTCGACGAGAACTTATGTACGACGATTACGATCTAGACTACATCATAACTACAGATTACAATCTCGACGAGAATACACAATATATTCTCGACGAGGATATGTGGTATGAGTACAATGCACAACTAGACTCACGTACTCTACTAGACTCACATGATGAAGATGAACATCGAGATCAACAAGATTATCAAGATCTTGCATATCGACACTACGCATGATACAATAGTCCAATAGCACTAGGTTCTCATGATTGCACAAAAACGCCTTGTACGTGTCACTCTTGACATCGAATGTTATGAAGATCTTGATCTCACCAATATTGATTGGAGAGATCTTATTGGTCTTGAAGGTGACGAAGACCTTGATTGTACCATACGGGAGATTGATCCTTTTATGTGAGTATACACAAAAAAAACCGTCACAGCGAGTGTGGCGGTTTTTTTATTACTATTATTATTTCAAGGCAGGTTCAGTGACGATGTGTTGATCAGGCAGTTACCCCACTGCCGTCTTTGCTGATTTCTTATAAGATACCAGATTCTGGTGCTCTGTGCTTATGGGGTAGACAGTTTATGGAATGGCACAACTGGACTTTCGATTTTCTTAGGATTGTATTGGTTGACAGTTCCCAAAGCAAGTGGCATGATATGGGGGTCGAACACCAATACCCCGACATGGCACCAACAACATTCACCGAAGCACAATGGGCAGACATGATCGCCAGTGCTCCTGCGTTCATCATTGAGATGAACGCCGATCTGGACATGTTCATCGACTGGGCAACCGACCAGTTGCAAATTGAAAACGTGAGTGATATTCTGGATGACGATAAGCGATGGGACGAAATGGTAAAAGTATGGGAGGAGACCGACGAAAATGGATTCTGATGAACTGAAAGAGTTTGTGAATGTTCCCGGAGAGATCTGGGACATTCCCGAACTTGATGAAGAAAACTTCGACATTGAAGAGTACATCAATGGAAACACTGACTACTGAAGGCAGAGAGAAACTGATCTGCCAATACGTTGATGAGATCATCGACGGCATGGATCTTAAGGATTGTCTTAGGATCTTGGCGGAACAGTTCCATGAAAACCTGGAGAGTTACACTGATGAAGAATTGCTAACAGAAGTGGAGGAGTTTTACCCACACCTTCTGAAAGATGCTACAATCAAACCGTCAACCAACGAAACGCCATGAACACTGACTTGATGATCTCTGCACTTCGTATGGGGAAGAATGGATCCCAGATCCTACAGATTCTTGATGCACTGTGTGCTGATAGCACTACTGCTAAGAATAATGTCACCAAGTCCAAACCTAAGCAGGGAACCCTTGACCCCATCGATTTTTAGTGATAAAGTGACTCAGGGAACTGCACCGCCCTAAAGATTGCTACTCGATCAATAACCTTTTATTATCATGACCGCTGATTACATCAAGGACTTCAATTCTTCTGCCGCAACCAACATTGGTTTCGACAACGATGAGAACGTGGTGATCACCCGTCCCAACGGTGTAGATTACTCTTATGCCTGCTCCGATACTGATGCCTTCATCACTGACATCAATGCAGTGATCGATGCTTCTGAATCCGTGGGTAAGTTTCTGGATCGTAGCATCAAGAATCAAGTTCTAGTCGAGATCAAGAACTGATCTAGTCGAGAGTGTGCCACTAGACAAAGTGACACACTCTCCCATAACTCTTCGAGACTCATGCACTACACTTAAGTCATCGAGATCACACATCATGAACAAACTCGTCACAGTCACACCAAAAACTAAGCACGCAAAGAATCGTTTCAAGAATCAGATGAGCAGCACAGGTGTTTGTGTTGTTGAGCAAGATATACAAAGAGACGGCAATCCACGTATGCTCTTCCTAAGATCAAGCAATGGGCAACGTTGGTTTTGGGTACAGGTTGACAATGATCCTGATTGGATGGTAGAATAATCAGAGGTGGAAAGAGTTTGCCACCACTTGGACGTAAAGTTACTCTGCGCGTATTGTAGCACATATACTAGGATATTGGTGACAGGGTAAAACTAAGACCGGTGGTGGTGCGCCGGTCTTTTTTTTATTGTTTTATTATAATTATTTTATGGCAGGGGCGGTGGCGATGGATTGTTCAGTAGTGATACCCCTCACCCGTCTTTGCTGATTTCTTATAAGATACAGCAAAACCGGGTCTTGTGCCGTTGGAGTGGACAGTTTGCCAGGTTCCACAACTGGACTACACACGCCAGCGTCTGGCGGGCATCATTAGGTCACCGGAGCAAACCCGCTCCACTCACCCACCACTGACTCATGACCACCACCCTCGACACCCTGCAAACCAAAGTCAACACTTTGGAGGTTTCCATCAAGACAATGATGGATGAAATGAAGAAGATCAATCATCAAATTGAGATTGAGCAGGATAAAATTAACGCAGCAACGTCCTGGAATAGTTTCCTTAAGACGGAAATTCGTGAGAAGTTGTCTTCTTATCTTGCTGCTGAGAATATGACAAACCTCTTAATTGCCGCCCTTGAATGTGCAAGAAAGCGCCACGATTATCGGGCAGTTGTTGATGTCTACCGCAAACTTGGTTGCCGTCAAGATGCTAAACTCCGCCAATTTGTTAAGTTGGTTGTTGCTTGCGACAGCATAAAATTCTACAGCGGTAAGATCGACACCACTTATTCTTACAGCAGAAAAGTTGCATTGGAGCAACTTATTTCCTCTAAGAAAAGTGATATTAAATACGCAAAACTCTGCCCCGAGTGTGGTTCAATAGCACAAAAGTTCTGGGATCGTATGAAAGAAGAAGGTTTGGTGTGACAGTTGGTTAAAGTGGCACAGACGGGGTTGGCATTCTTCCCCGTCTGCCCCATAATTAGATCAATCGCAACCACACCACATGCGAGTCGCACTCAACCCTGCTAGCAGCAACGCCCAACTGGGTCCGATCCCTGCCAGCACCACCGAACCAAAGTCCTGCCCTTCCACTTGCCCACTCAAAGATGTCTGTTACGCTAAGTTCCACTTTCAAGGTGCCCACTGGCGTAAAGTTTCCGAAACAGGATTACTCTGGGCAGAGTTTTTATCAGCAGTTCGGAAGATTGTCAGAGGTCAAATC